ATCTCTTCATCACCAATAGCCTCTCTAATCTTTTCCCTAATGATATGGTTAGAGAGGCTTCTTCCTGTCTCTGGATTAATATACTTACCAGAATCTCTAATCTCTTGTGGTGACATTCCAGCTTTATAATCAGCTATCATATCCTCCATAGTCCAATCAACACCTTTGTTTGTATATCTTAATGTGTGTTTGACATATTTCTTATAGCAAGAGTCATGATAACGTTGTGTAGGACGCATCCCTTTATGATTGCCAATCAACTCTCCACAATAGTCACATCTTCTTTCTTCTCTTTCTTTTGTAAGTTCTCTATGTCTATAGGCAGTTGAACAGGTTTTCTTGTGTCTCTGGAAATCCTTTTGAAGCTCCATTAGATTCTATAAATTCTCCACAGTGTTTACAATAGCCAAGAGAAGAATCGTTTGCTTTAATAATTAAGAATTTGGATGCAGGGTTTTGATGTGGAACTGGGATGTTCATATACCAGTTGTAAAGTTCTAGATTAGATTTCTTTAACTTCTCTTCTGACATTCCTGGTTTCATCTTTCCAGAATCAATCATAAAAAGTTTGAGATATTTATATCTGTTAGTTAGGTCTTCTTGTGTTGTGAATAGGTCGGTTTTCATTTTTAGCTCCTACGAGTTTAATTGTTTAGGAGCATTATAATATCATTGGTTTCTAAAAAAACAAAAAGAAATGCGGGTAATTAAACCCGCATTTCTAAAAAGTTCAGTTAAATCAAGGATTAGCCACCGAACTTCAGGTCTTTAATCGCAAACTTAGTGTAGTAATAGTTCTTACCTTTAACCCAAGCATCAGATGCTTTATCAGAGTCTGGGACTATCGGGTTCTGTGCGTATGAAAAACGAGTTTGCATACCCAGCGCGTTCTTGAAATCTGCTGTAACATCAACACCTTGGTACATAGTCAACGGAACATACGGACAGTAGAACATACCGTTATCCATTTCGTTAGCACCTTTATAACCAATCAGAACACCGTCGTGGGTAAGGAACGGGTCAACATAAACGCGAGTGCGACCATTAACGATACCAGCATAAGTATTGGTCATAACATCAACGTTCAGGCTGCCTTGATAATCGGTGTCATTTTTCATTATGCCTACGTTACCCAACATAGAGGCTACGTTAGCAGAGGTTACGATGAAGTTACCGCGGCCACGACGGTTCAAGAGTTGCAAACGGTTAGCTTCAAGTTCGATTGCCATCCAGAGACCCAAAGCACGTTCGCCATGCCATCTTCCATCGCTGCCAGTCAAGTAGTTAAACTCACCCGGAGTTGCAAATCCTTGACCACCCGGAATAGCAATGTGGTAAAGACGACGGACAAATTCTTGGTTTAGTTCCAGAGTGATTTCATCAGAGAGGATTTCAGTCAGGACTTGACGGGCTGAAAGACCGTGAACTGCCTGCATATCCTTTTCGATTTCGATTGAGTAATCAGCACGGAGTTGACGAGTCTTAGCAGAGATACCAATCTTCTTGATGTCCAGACCCATTTTCTTCCATTTGGCTTTTTCGCCTTCTGGAGTATCCATACCAAAACCAGTTTTTGAGAGAACGTCAGTCGCAGCAAGGAATGGGTTATCAGAGTAGTCAGAAGTGCCTTTACCAGAGTGTGCAGTATCTACTTCTTGGAAGAGAGCTTCTTTACCTTTGGTGAAGTCAATCGGAGTAGAGCCATCAGGATAACGTGCGTGCAGAGCAAACGCGACGGAGTCCGGCATAGTCATCGGCTGAACACCTGCGAGGTCGAACGCAATCAGTTTAGGAGTAATCCGACGAGCCATTTGCAACATGACGTTTTGCCAGTTCTGGACTTGCGGAGTCATGTTAATGTCTTCACGCAGGGAAGTCAGGTCAGTGGAGAATTGTTGACGTTGGTTTTCCAGAAGAACAGCAGTAACCTCACGTTTATGTTTATCTTCAATATCAGTGAGTTTAATATACGGGTCGATAGATTCAACCAGTTCTTCACGGGGAGTCATAAGTTCTTTACTCATTGTTTTTTATATCCTTTAAGTCTTAAAGTTTTTGTTTACTAACAATAGTTATTTTTGTTATTTAATAAAAAGTTCTTTTAAAACATTTATTTAACGGTTATAGTAATTAAATAGACCACTTTGAACCTGTGTTCTTCTTTGATAGTCTGAAGAATCAAATGAAGCCTCTTTCTGATACCCACCATCATTCCTAAGTCCAATAAGTGAAGAGACATCTTCCTTGGAAGGTCTTCTAAACTTACTGTGTTCTCTGGTATTCATTTGTGTTGGGTCTTTATAAAGGTCTTCTTGTGCTTTCAGAGCTTGTTCAAAGTAGTAAATGATTTCTTCTTTTCTTGTTGCTGTTGTAATAGGAAGAATCTTTAAGAACTTATGTTCAAGTCTGAATCTGTTATTCATCTCTGCCGAGAGGATTACTGGGTGAGGATAGTTTCTGAAATTGAAGACTAGTTTTCCTACCCTATGTGTTTTCTCTACAGTGATAATCAGATTCTTTCTTGCTATTTCGTCTAGGGCGTCATAGATATTGTGCCAAGCTCTATAGGCAAGAAACCTGAAGAAGTTATCAAGGTCTTTCCTGTCAATTCCTATTGCCTCAGAAAGAAGAGCCATCTGGTTCATTGTTGTTGACTTTGTTGTTCTGCTTGTTGAAATGCTTGTCGCATTGCTTGTTGGTCTTCTCTCCATTGTGCAAACGTCATTGGTGGGTTATCTTGAAAAACTCCATGACCAAGTTCTGTGTTGACTTGGTAGGTCGGATTAAAGTTATCTAATGCTGGCATTTGGTTGTTTACCTCTTTTCTTTAAGTTATTGAAATTTCTAATGAAGATTTTTAATAGTTAAAATTTCAAGTAGTTAATTAACTTTTATTAAATAGATATGGCAGCATTAAGAGCGCAACAGGCTCCACAGGTTGGAATTGACTTTATTGATACGATGGACAATATTGATTCAGTCAATGGTGGAAAGAATAATCCTTTAAGAAGATTTAATCCTGCATACGGATATGCTATGGATAATTTGTCAGCATCTCGTGAAGTTCTTAAGCAAATGAGAGATAGACCTTTAGGAAACACTAAGGTAAAGAAAAGTCCAAGTAATAGGGAACTTATTGCATCACAGAACCAATTCATAAAGGCTATGTCTTCTTCTAGTGGATATGCTAGACCTAACAGATACTTGGTTGAGTTCAATATGCCAAAAGGTATTAATGAATATCAACGTCAAGCCAAACAGAGTGGTCTAGGTGATAAAGCTGGTGGTCAGTTCGATACACAAAAAGTGGGTATTCTTTGTTCTTCCGTCTCTATTCCTCAAAAGACTCTTCAGACTTATGAACATAAACAATTGGGTGTTTCATATAGGGTTCCACACAGTCTTCTATTTGACCCAATCATTCTTACCTTTTATGTTGACGGAGACTTTGAGGTGAGAAGAATGTTTGAGGCTTGGCAGGGACTTATTGTTGACTCTAAGTCTGCTGTCGTTTCTTTTTATGATGATTATGTTACAGAGATGACGGTATCTGTCCTTGACGTAGAGGGATACATTCGTTATTCCTTAGTCTTCGAGGATGCTTGGTGTATGTCAGTCGCTCCTCTGGATTTAAGTTACTCCTCTAATAATACTGTTCTTAATATGTCAGTAACAATGTCTTACAAAAGATTTATAGAAAAAGTGGATTAAGAAATGGGAAGACCAGCAGCAAGATTACATGACTTAGGAAGTGGGCATATGTGTTATCCACCACACGACGTCATTAAAGCCAGCGAAAACGTAATTATCAATGGACAAGGTGCAGCAAGAGACGGTGATGAACTGAATAAACATTGCTGTCTTATTGACTGTCATGATAAAGGAACCATCAAAGCTACAAGCTCTACTGTCCTGATTAATGGAATGAAAGCAGGAAGAATAGGAGATAGGGTTACTTGTGGTGGAGCAATGATGACTGGCAGTTCAAATGTCCTTATAGGTGATTAACAATGCTTAATAAATTTCCTGTTGTAGATTATTCCTTCTCTGACGGAATAAGAAGAGAAATCGCTAACTTTACTGTTTCTATTCTTATAGAGAAGATGAACCTTACCAGTGATGTTATCTTTAAACCACTGGTGATTAGAGAAGGAGACACTGCTGAAATTGTCTCTAACTTTATTTATGGTAATCCTTCTTTCTGGTGGACTGTTCTTCTAGTCAATGAAGCAATAAACCCATTTAACTCTTGGCTTAGAAAAAGAGAAGAAATAGAGTACGCCAATAAAGGAATCAATGATTTATTGTTCTTCATTGACACAAGAACTAATAGAATCGTTGATGATATTATGTTTGAGGAAATGAAGAAACTTCGTGATGAAGGTAAACTTCTTCCCGAATACA